GTTGACCATGTGCTTCAACACGACTATACAGTATTAAAGTATTGCCTGTCAAGTCTAATGCAAGATTTTTAATAAAGTTATTTCGACGATTATGACCGATAATATACTGTATTTCATCCTCAAATGTTTCAAATTTATTCGGTGAGTGTTTCAATAGCAACACATTTATATCCAAAGTGGCAACATGTCCCTTCTTCATTAACTCTTCGGTCTTTATAATTTTGTAAGAAGGACCAAATAAACCCTCTAAAACCCACTTATGTGTCTGAGTTCCGTCAAGAGTTCCTGTGAAACCATAACGATATTTGGCATCAGCAAGTTTAGACATTATAGATACTAATGATTTTGATTTAAACTGGTGAGCTTCGTCCCCAATTACCACAGAAAACCTTTCAAAATACTTTCGGGGGAGCTTATAGATTGATTGCCAAGTAGTAATTATGACCTGAGAGTCTGTCTCTCTTTCTTTTCCAGCATATATCTTGTGGCAAAATGAACCTACGTCCCAGCCATAGTCTGCAAAATCTTTATACATCTGTTCTACTAGGGAAGTCGTCGGAACGACTATCAGAGTATTTTGCTTGCGTTCAACAAAATATCGAACAATCGAATATATCATCAGAGACTTTCCCGAAGCAGTTGGGGATATCAACAACTTTCTATTATGTCTTAGAGCGTCGTATACTCCCTCTATCTGATAGTCTCTAGGTTTATACTTACAGATTCCTGTTATATAATCTTTAACACCCTCCTTGGATATCATTTCATTGACTTCAAAGGGGAGACCATAATACTTGCTCTCTACAAATTCGTAAGTATATCCATGGTCTTCGCAAAATTGAATTATCTTATCTAATAGTCCAACATATATTTCTTGTTTCTGAATATTAAATAGACGAATTTTTCCATCCCAAAATCTTTTTTTGTAAGCTGGTGAAAATTTTGCACCAGGTACATCAAAAGTAAATTGATCCGCAAGTTCATAATAAACATGCGGTTCTGCTACCACATGAAGATTTACTTCATTCTTTTTTGAGATGACTAAATGAGACATAATCTACCACCATGATGTATCATATGTAGAATCTGCATCACCATAGTTATCAATAGGAACAATATTAAATGCTAAAGATTTTCTAGGAATATCACTAGTCACTGGATTGACACTATGCTGTAAATAACTAGGAAATATTATTAAGTCTTTTTTCACTGGTGTTACCCTTGTAAATGGTGTAGTGTACTTATTAATATTTCTCATATTAGGTCTAAATGATGTAAGATTTGGTAAAGGATTTATAATATCTAATTCTCCACCTTCACCATCATATTCTCCGTAATAATAAACTGCACTCCAAAAACTATTTTTATGATCATGTAACTGAACATGCTCACCTTTTTTATTAATAGTTAACCATGAAGTTGATATATCAAACCTACATGAGTAACTCATTGTATGAAAAGCATGTCTAACATAACCCATTAAGATGTTTCTAACATCTGGATATTTTTCTAAGATCCTATATTTTTCAGGGCCATTCACAAATCTTGCTTGTGTAGGAGTATCAACCTGCACCTTACTCATAATGTAATCTTCACACTCATGTAAGATATCGGTATCTTCTTCAACTTTTAATTTAAGTAATGGTATAGAGAACATTTCTCTAACCTTCATATCATATTCTCTTTGCATTCTTTTTCTCCTCTTCAAATTTTTGCTGACCCTCCCATATTCTTTGCAACTCTTGAGCATTTTCAGAAGACACTGGAGTTAGATCTGCAATATTACCAGATAAAATGCATCGGCCATCAACAGTACACTCAGGTACTTCATGCTGCAGTCTACCTTCAAAAATTAATAATTTACCTTTTGCAACTTGTATGGTACGTTTACTTTCTGAAAAAACTAAAGGAGAAGATCCTACAGGTGTATTTACATAAAAAATCCATGTCCATGCAAATGGCATATGATTATGAGGTGTAATATTATCTCCCTTTTTAAAAGTAGTACCCCATACTTCTTCTAATCTTAATGCTCCTTCTCTACCAAACATATGTGGATTCTTCGTAATTATTTTTTGTAACCACGAAAGAAATTGTAGTACTACTGGACTTTGATGTTCATGAATACGTCTTTCAGACATAGACGCATTTACACTAGGTTCATATCCAATCTTTGGAAGATCCTTAATATATTCATATAAAGGTTGGCAAATATGATCAGGATCAGGGTGCATAAATTCACCTACCGCCAATTTTTCAACTACTTCAAAAGTATCACCTTGAAAAAAGGTATCATGTTCTACAGGTGGGTTTTTATATTTTTGTCTTAATTCTTCTACTTCCTCATCCGTTAATTGAGGTTCATCATCATACAGATTTTTCATTAATCATAACGAGTTGCTATAGTATATAGCAAGCTATTGCTCGTCTAAATTTGGAAATTGTTGTGTAAGATTATGGTCTAATATTACAGCAAATAATCTATTCTGTAATGATAAAAGACGAACTTTTTCTGCTATCGGTTTATTCTCATTCTTTCCTGGCCAAACCTCAGCATAATGGGAAACAGCATCGTATAACATACGGGTTTCTTCGATACCCATATTTAATTCCATAGACCAATCTAGTTTCTTTTTAGAATCGTCAGTATCCATACGATTAAATGTTGGTGTAAGTATTTAGTTATATCCTTGTTGGAAACGATGCCATTCAATTGCATTCTTGATTTGATACGTACGACCAGATATATTTCTGATAATTTCTTCTAAAAATTTTAAGGTAGCATCATAGTATTTGATCTTCATATCAATCTTATTCAATCTTTCATCTGCATCCATATGTCTTTGTATAGCATCTTTTTCCCTTACCTTATATGGAAAAGGATCTGCAGCATAAACTTCTGGAGATGCCTTACCTGTGTAGTAATTATATCTCTCTAGTCTAATTTCGTTATATTGATTTCTTGCCTTCTCACGCATCAAAGTAATTGTATTATAAACTGTATAATATTTTGAATGAAGTTGAGGTATTTTTAATGATTCGTCATGCAAGTTATCTGGGTCGATTTTAGCATCTTCGGCCCACATACTTTGAATTTTATCAAGATCCATAATAAAAATTTAATTAATTATAAAGGTGTTCTTCCGTCTGCTTTAAACATCCTGTATATAGTATACTTGAAAGTAGCCTCTGCTGTAAAGTAGTTGATATCCGTATCACCTGCTTCAAATTCCAATGATGTTAATGAGGTTGGAAACATCTCCTCAAACTTTATTATAGCACTAGTATTGTAATTACTGTTTAAAATTGCAAGAGTACCATCACTGTATACTTCATCCCCATCTCTCTTTCCTTTATCATCAGTTGTTATATTTTGATATTCCTTTGGTGTACTTGGAAAAGCTACACCAGTCATCCAATTATGAATAGACATATAGTTCTCTAATTCTTCATCAACTATAAATCTTAAACTAAAATCACCATACTGTAGTTTATCACCAGGTATATCAATATCTTTTAGGTAAGATGCTTGTACAGCAGTTCCTAAAACTATCTCAGGTATTCTAGCAGAATTGCAGAAAAAATTTACCTTAGGAGTTTTGGTAAGATTAAACCTAAACCCTATAGGAGATAAAAAATTTCTATTCTCTATTTGATTATGTAATGCATTAGCCATTATCCTCCTCCGTTGCCACCGCCACCGTTGCCACCAGCATTACCGCCACCATTACCGCCACCGTTACCATTGGAGCTGCCACCATTACCATTACCGTTTCCATTACCGTTACCATTTTTACCGTTTTTCTTTCCGTTCTCACCCTCATCAGGTTCGATCCATCCTCTTCCACCCATATGATAGCCACGTGGAATTGTCTTACACTTCTTATCAGTGTAACACCAATACTTTCCAGCAGGGCATCTTTTAGCAGCTGCTTCTTCTATGAATTTATCAAATTCTAACATTAGTCAATAATCATATTAAACCACATTTCACTCATACCAGAAATGATTTTATCTGCTGATTCTTTATCCTCAGCATATCCTTCTTTCATTAAATGATCAACTATCTTCTCTCTCTTAGCAACTGCATCTGCATGTTCTTGTGGTGTAGGTTCCATGGTAATAGTACTTTTATTTCTATTTAGACTGGTGTAATCGTATATCCAATTTTTGCTCTAGACTTACCAAGTGCAATATCTAAAGCATCTTGAGCATCTTCTGTAGTATTATATTGTGTCTTTTTTGATTCATCCCATGACCATCTATTCTCACTAATGTGATATAGAGTTTCTCCTGTTACATTGCTCTTTTTAGTAATATAAAACATTATGTCCTCTGTTTAAAATTTATACCTTGCATATGATCAAACTCATGTAAAAATACTCTTGCAGCAAAACCTTCTAATTTTACTTTATGATCATTTTTATTTTCATCTTCATATTTAACAACGACAGTTTCTGACCTCTCCACGTCAACAAATTCATCTGGATAAGATAAACATCCTTCTTCCATAACACATGTTTTAGAAGATTGTTTTACAATTCTGGGATTGAAACAAGTTATAACTTCATTATACTCCAAATCCCTTATCATTACAAATGCCCTTTCATCAATACCAATTTGATTTGCAGACAGGCCAACTCCTTTATGATAATGCATATTATCAATCAATGTCTTTTTTAAAAAATCGCGATCCAAATTGTAACTACACTTATCAATTCTTTTGTGTAGTAAATCATCAGAATTTGGTATTAGTTCTCTTATCATAAAGTTATTTAGAGAAAAAAAAGACCCCTCAGAGAGGAGTCTTTTGAAGATATGTAATATCAATTACATTAGGTTGTTAACCTTAACTCTTCTGTAGTATGTATTAGAGTTTCTCTTAATACGTCCAGTGTCTGCCTGGTATAGACCTTCAGCGAATGGGTTTGCTACGATACCGTAACGAGTTTTAAACCCGATTTTTGGCTGGAAGGTGTTCTCTCCCACTGCACGAACCATCTGTAGTGGAACGTAAGGGCAATAGAATAAACCTGCGTCATAAGGTGAAGAACCTTTATAACCAGCAACATAGTACTGAGCACCAGCAGAAGATCCATTGAATCCACCTGCATAAGGGTCGATGTACACTTTGTACTTACCTTGTAATGTACCAGCAAATGTATTACCAGTATCATCAACGTTAAGGTTGCTATTAAGAGCAGGAGTGTAATCAAGTACACCAGCCATTGTTAGAGCAGAAGCAACGTCTGCAGAACAAAGGATCATGTTACCCTTTCCTCTACGAGTTTGCTGTGCTATCGCGTTAGCGTCTCTTTCGATCTGGAATATAAGTCCTTTGAACTTCTCAACTGACCATCTTCCGTTGGAGTCTGTGTCTAAGTCGAATGTACCAGATGTTGCAACGTTTGCTTGAGCACCAGGCTTAGCAACGTTATAGATTGTTCTAATAACTTCTCTGTTGATTTCAGCAAGTATCTCAGTAGAAAGAATGTTAGCAAGTTCTGCTTCTGCATTCAATCCATGGATTGCTTTCAAGTCTTGAGCAAGTTCTAGTGAGTACTCTGCCTTTAGAGCTCTTGACTTCGCAGTCACGGTGACTTTCTCGATTGAGAATGCCATCTCGTTGAAACCGTTTCCGTCAGTACCTAAAGCTTCAGCAGTACCTGTCTTCATACCTTCACCGACGTTGTAGGTAGTTCCGTCTGCAGTAGCAGGGAATGTACCGTCTAACGCACCAGGATCTGATCCTGCTTGTGAACCAGTACCAAGACCAACTGCCTCAGAACCAGAACCAGCAACGTAATCGTCTGCTCCAGAGATTGTAGAACCATCGGTTCCAATACCTGAAAATGCAGAATCTACTTCGTTGTAGAATGTCTCGTCGCCATTTTGAGCATTGTAACGAGATCTCATTGCGAAAATTAGACCTGTTGGGCCATTCATTGGTTGCACACCAGCTAGGTCATAAGCGACCAAGTTTGGCATTGCTCTTCTGATCAGACTGATAAGTACTGGATCGAAGTTTGATATCCCTGAACCTGTTGAGTTTGTAGGGGCTGCTTCTCCAAGGAACTCTTGCTCCTCTTTTAAAGTCTTTTCTTGGTTCTCCAGAAGAACTGCGGTCACCATTCGACGATGATTGTCTTTGATGTCTCCCATACCTTCATGGTCTAGGAGTGGGGCCCACTTCTCCTGCAGATGTTCAGCATTGAACGATTGCATTTGATTTACCTTTTAAATTTAGTTTAAAGTTTGATCTTATAATTAAAAAATCACTTTTTCGAGACTCTATTCATAGTCTGTAGGTAACTTTCCATCAAGCCAGACGGTGCTGCTTGAGGTGCCTCAGTTCCTTCAGAAATTGTCTCTGAATGGTCTCTTGGAGCACTAGCACTTGGGAAATAAGATTCCTTAAGTGTACCTAGTTTCTCTCTGTATGTTTCTTCACTATCAAACTCAACATTTTTGGCAAGAGAAGCAAGTTTATCTTTTTGTGAAAGTGCTAGACCTTCGGATATGTCTGCTAGAATTACATCTGATACAGACTCAGCTAATCTTTTGTTTAGAGCAATATTCTTATTGATCTGCTCGTTGAGTTTATCTTCCATCTCATCAAGTTTATCAACCATATTGTTGATAACATCATATTTTTCTTCAGGGATTGTTACATAATGATCTTCAAAAAGACTCTTCATACCTTTTAAGAATGAATCAGTCATTTCTGTTTTAAGTCCATGCTCTACTGCGAGTGCATTTTCTTCCATCCATTCCTGAGCAATATACTCAAGATATGCATCAGTTCTATCTTCTAGAACTTCTTTCATGGCAGAAACTTCTTCAGCGAGTGATTTCTCATACTCACCTTTTAATTCTTCCTTGATCTCTCCGATCTTGGTTTTGATAGCAGCTTCGAAAATGGTTGTTGCTTTTGCTTTGAAATCTTCTGAAAGTTCTTCGCCTTCTAGAAGTGCATTAACGTCTGCTTCGACATTAAATGACTCTTCTTCAACGACTTCTTCTTCAGTAGTCTCTTCTTCTGCAACTACTTCTTCTTCAGTAGTTTCTTCTGATTCAGCAACTACTTCTTCTTCATGCTCGATTACATTTCCATCAGCATCTTTTTCGTGATGTTCAGCAACTGCATCTTCAGTAGTTTCTGGTTCTTCAGCAACAACTTCGTCCGTAGTAGTTTCTTGTTCAGCGACTACTTCATCTTCAGGTTTTTGCTCTTCTTCCTTCATTCCCGCTGGAGCAGGATCTGCGGATTTCGCACCTTTATTAACAACATCTTTTACTTGCTTTAAAGAAGTACCAGGTGTTTTTAATTTGTTTGAATCATCGTCTGGTTTTGAATTTTGTGGGGTAGGACCACCTAAATCTTCATATGATGCGGGAGTTCCACCTGTGGTTAACTTCGGCATTGGATCAGATTTAGCAGCACCCTTAGTTACTACGTTTTCCATTTCTTGTAAATTGTTACCAACGGACATTTTTTTTATTGAGATTTAATTTAATCTGTATTTATTTATAGAACTTAAAGATTTGATAAAAAATCGTTAAAGAGATTTAACTTATGTTCTTCAAGTCTTTTTTGATCAACGAGTGTATTTATTCGTTTCTCGGTTTGTTTTGCGAGTTGTTCACGAAGGATTCCACCTTCCCAAACCCACTCTTTTCCTTCCATAATTCCAGACACAAATGCATCAGGTGCGGAAGGATCGGCAACGATATCAGCAGCAGTTGCTAACATGAAATCTTCACCTACAACTTTGTATCCTTCGTTAGTTGTTCTTAAAGATCCAACACCACGAGAAGAAACACCTAACATAACACCTTCATCTAAAAGTGAAGATGCTATTTTACCCATTGGAGTATTGAGTAATTGTGCTTTACCTCTAAAATTATTTCCCTCTCTTGTAAGAGAAGTAATTTTATGTGATACACGATCTAAGTTAACTGTAGGACCTTCGGGATGACCAAGTTCACCCAGTGCTCTTCCTTTTTTAATAAAAGATTCATTGTATCTACCAACTTCTCTTTCGAGAGTTTCGACAGGATACATTCTACCATTTCTATTCTTGATATTTCCTTGTAAGAAAACACCTTCAATATAAAGTTTCTTATTAGATCCTTTACCTTCAGTTACGAATTTAACTTTTTGAACTTCTTCTGTGATTAATTTCATTTTTCTTAATTGGTAAATCCTACAGCGGCTGCCTTAACAGCAGTGTTTGCAGCAAAAATAACATCAGTTGGTTCTTTTTCAAATACTTCACTAGATGATCTCATCACTGTAAAACTACCTAAAGTTGTTCCACCTGCTGTATCTTGAATAGTAACTAAATGATCTGCACCAGCTGCTGTATTTACAACACGAACCACTCTGGCATTAGATAAACTAGTTGCAGTTCCGACTGTTGCTGGTAAAGCTGCTTCAGCACCTTTAAGTAAAAGTCTCATTATTCCTCCTCTTGGGGTTCTTGTGATGATTCTTCTTCTGGTTCTGCAAATATAGAATCTGCCACATTAGGACGGAGACCCTCTACCCTTTCAGCAGCTTTTGTATATAAAGCATCTTTAATATCATCGGCTACTTTAGAAGATGATGAATCAGTTGCTATCAAATCGACAATGCTTTCCATGAATTTTACACTTTTTTATTATGAATTATTTATATCTCGGCTTTTTTGGTATCTTTTTGTACTTGTGCATCAGTAAGACCACCATCTATTTCAGGTTCTACTGGAACATCTCCCATCATTCCCATTTCACCTTCTGCTGGTAAAGGTTCTCCAGTAATTGGATCAACAGCATTTGGATCAGGAATAACTCCGTCTTTAATTTCTTTATCAATTTCACTGTCTATTTCTTCAATTTCAGTTTCAGTTTGACGAAGAACTTTTGTTCTTACATAATGATTAGAATAGTACTTACCAATATAAGGTTCAATAGTTGCGAGAGTTCCCAATCTTTCATTTAATAATTCTGATTCTTTTAACTCGGCAAATTGATTATCATACAAGAAATCATACTGTATATGATCATTGATTGAATTCCAATCTTCTGGTGTAATAATGTT